ATAACTCTATCAGGCATATCTATCGTGACTGATAATGTCCCCACTTTTGGCGATGCGGTTGTTGAAGTAGTGGTTAATATTGCTTTGAACTTAAATGCTCTTGCCTTGTAATCCCCTGCGAAGAATGGAGGAAAATCCGTATAGGTTGGTGTCCCAGATGGATCGCCTTCTGTTGTTGCGACTTGAACCTCTACATTTGTATCATCAAATGCTTGAACATCCCCATCAAAATTACCAATACGATCATCAAAATTTCCTGTCGCTAAATCAAATAAATCTGCATATTCAACACGAGTCACAGATATGCTTAATGAAACTCGACTTGTATATACCGCCCCTAAATCAACAAAATTATCGAACTCATATGTTCCTGATAGATGAACTGCATCTGCACCACCATCAAATAATCCTAGCGCATCATCAAAGTTTCCTGTTGCCGCATCAAATAATCCTTGAGTGGAAAGAACCAATCCATCCTCTACTGCCGCTACATTTGTCTTCGCACCTGTAAAATCAGGGTTCTGCGTGGATGTTGCTACTGCATTTAATCCTTTAATGTTTTCAATGAGCGCAACTTGGCTTGCGGCATTCAAAGAATTATTGCCCAATTTATCAATGGATTTAATGAAATATGTACCTGTTATTGCAGGGACTACAACGGTGTTAGCAGGGCGCGAAACCTTCTCTGCTAGGGTTACACTATTAGAATAGGTAGCACCGCTTGTAGAGCTTGAATGGCGTATTACATAGTGACTTAAATCTAGGTCAGAAACAGGTGTCCACGCAAGATGAGCTTCCGTGCCAATAATATTAACTGAAAAATTTGTAACATCTGATGGCAACGCTGTTTTACCAACCACTTGATGTTGGACCGTTGTGAAATCAGAGGTAACGCCTATGGAAGATATGATTCTTGCTCTTACATCATACACCACTGAGTCTTCCACATCTATAAGCTCAAAACGAGGGGCAGAAGATGTGCCTATGGAAATAAAATCACTATCTGTAGATTTCTTGGCTTCTACTTCAAATTGGTCTGCATACACACTATCTGATGTTGGCAACGCAACCAAAACAGAAAGAGCCTTTTCATTAAATACTTGCAACTCATCAAAAACAGTCAAACCACAAGCATCTATGGAAAATGGATTTGGAAGTGTTGTATTATCTTGTTGGAAACTTGCTTCATCCACAGATTCCGTCCAATCATAAACGGAACTTGCTGTTTCTCTGGCTACAATATTCACTCCAACATCACTTGCACTCGCTTGAAACCCCCATTCCACGACCTCAAATATTTTATTTGTCATTCCTAGTTTGGCATTGGTAAATTGAAACGTATCGCCAACCGCAAGTTTAAAACCTTTTAGATTTGCGCCAAACTGTAATAATATTTGTTGCCTATTTTGATATAACTGTATCTTGGCTAATCTTTGAGCCATTGAAGAAGATGTGGTAAATGGTAGATCATAATCAATGAAAATTTGCTCTCCATCTTCGTTTTCAAATGTGCTTGATGTCACCGCAGGATAATCAGCAGGAATAAAATTAGTTTCTGTTGGTGCGAATATTCCTTTTATCGCGTTGAAATTATCTCTCTTACTTTTTCGTGTGGTCACAGAAAGAGTTCCTGTAATATCGCCTTCTGAAATAGTTAAAGATGGGCTTACATATTTAGCGGCTTTTAAACTAAATTTTCCATTGGAATAATAGATAAGACCACCACAACTTGTTATCATTTTAGTAAGATTGCTTCTAGCTGATTGTGAACTTTCTACTGTACCATTAAAAGTGTATTTATTTTCACTCCCCCCATCTTTAAGATTCACTGTTTCATCACATATATTTGCGGCTGTGGTAAAATCAGTATCATTTATTTCTGATGATGATGCTCCCAAACCAAAACGTGAATTTATAATATAATCACGAATACACAATGCAGGATTGGTTGAATATGCAGTTGTCGTGTTTCTTGGATCGTAAACTTTCTTACCCTGCACTTTAAAAGAAAGATTCGGCAAACCACCTGCAAACGCATTTCTATTGAATTGAAGTCTAGCATAAACATAGGCTATACCTTGCAATCTATGTTGATCTGTCCATACACTTGATTCAGAAACAAGATTAGTATCTGCCGCTTGGTTATCTGAACCTAGATGTGTATATATTCTCACCTTATTGGCGAATTTACTTGGTGATGTGCAGTTACCATTTGAATCTATAGTAATTTCTTCATCACCTATAAAAATTCCTGTTGTATTACTTCCACTTGCTGTTCCAATGGCATTAACCTCATGGTTTGCAAGCATAATAATAAGATGAAGAAATTTATCTTTTTGTGTAGATTCTGCGTGTGCTAAAACACCTGAAACCCTCGCCTCTCCATAAATAGCTCTTCTTGGGAAAGTTGGCTGTTTAATCATTTGGGTTCTTTGATTGCCAATAGATGCAAAATCAGAAAAGTTAGGCAAATCAGGAGTTGGCGATAATGCTTGAGCGGCCGCATTAGCTGAAGCATAAGCGGCAAAAGTAGCGGCATATTGCATTGACTTTGCTAAAGATGACGTAAAACCTGCGGGTCCTGCTACTACAGTCATAACTGCGGCTTGTATTAAAGTTTCAGGCTTAGTTACTGCTTTTATAAAATCATTAAAAAATCCCATTACCTACCCCACACAATTTCTTTTTCTTGTAAGTCTGCGATAAGGTCTAAACCCAAATCATTCGGGAAATCTATTTTTTGATCTTCGCTTGTAAACCTTCTTAATTTGGAATTTTCTAAACGTATTAATCGGCTTTCTAAATTGACTGACATAGTTGCTGTTTCAGAATCTTCTGCAATAGACATAACATCCATAAACCCTTTGAATATCATATATGGATCAGCTATCACTGCATTGTTACTATCTAATGCCCCAAAATAAATCTCTGCATTTCGTGATTGATAATTCTCATTCAATGCCGCAGATATCAAATCTGAGGGTATGCCAGATATAGTTATTGTTGAACCATTTGCCTGTATTTGACCTGTTTCATTTACAGGTGCAATATTTAGAACATTACCACCGCCAATATAGGAAACACCCCCAAAGGTTATTGGTCCAAGCCCTGTCCATAAACGGATAGGATCGCCCTCAAAATCAAGAAGAACGGCAAAAAAAGGTCTAACAGCACTTGTGTTAAACTCTGTATCTAATGCACTTGTAATATCTCTTGTCATATTAACCTATCTTTAATCCTAAAAATCATAAACAACTATATAAAATTTTCTGTCGCGGAAGGTGTCAGGACTTCCCCCATTGTCCCCTTCATAGATATTTATATTAAAAGCAGTTGTCGTTTGTGAGCCATCTTGAATATGAATTTTAATATCATCCCTTACTGAGTCTGATTCTATAATTTGACCAATAATTGTGTAGTTTGCGTCAGGTCTTGCGCTACCAAAAGTTAAAGTGTAATTGCCTGTAGATGTTCTGCTACAACTTAGATTACTTGCTTTAACAGTAGAGCCATTACTGTCAAATCTTCCTACCGCAACCGCGATAATTCCTCTTGAAGCATCTGCATTAGCTAAAGAAGTTAAAACAGTAGTGCCTGTGGCATCGGGTAATGTAATCGTTCTATCGGCTGTGGGGTCGGTAGCCTTTACAAATGTTTCAAAGTCATTAGATGTTGCACCCTCAAAAATTAAAGCTGGGTCGGAAAAAATATTGCTTGGATTTATTCTTACATTTCCATAAAAATCAGAAGTGCTAAAACCTATTCTAAATTGCACAAGGTCTGTGCCACCAACTTTAGTCCAAAATTGTAAATAACCATCTTCAGTACCATCCGTTTGGTCTACAATTTGCGAATATATTTGTGCATACGTAGTTTGTTCACTAGCACTATTTTCGGCATCAAACTGTATATTTCCAATAACATCAAAATCGGCTGGTGATGCACTTTCTCTATGTAGTATCAAGCTCGGGTCTACTGTAGCACCCCCATCTGTTGATGTAAGTGTGAGGTCGCCAGTAATTGATTGGTCACCTGTGTTTAGGAGAACAGTGCCAGAAGCATCAGGTAATGTAATGGTGCGGTCTGCTGTGGGATCGGTAACAGTGAGAGTCGTTTCGTTGCCATCGTTTGTTGAACCTTCAAATATCAAATCAACATTTTGAGTAAGTAATAAATCACGGTTTTGTATTTGAGTTGAACCATTGCCTGTCATAACAATTCTATTTTGGATATTTCCTGTGCTTACAACACCTAAATCTAGTCTTGCATCTTCTGAACCACTTGTCGGGTCAATGATATCCACGTTTATTTTTGCATATACATCTTTATTTCCTGCGCTATCTTCTCCAGAAAAATTTATATGACCAATAACATCATTTGCGGCTGGACTTGCACTGTTTCTATACAAATCTAAGGTGGGGTTTTCGGTAGCACCTGTATCGGTTGAGGTAAGAGTGAGGTCGCCTGTGACTGTCGCACCGCTTGAATTTATTGTTGCAAAAGTACTAGATGCATCTGCGGCTCTTAAATTAATATTAGTGCCATCAATGTTAATATTTCCATTTCTAACTAGCTCAATATTACCTGCTGTAACACCAGAACTACCGCCACCTGCCAAAACGAGCGTTGTATCGTCAGTAGTACCAAAACCTATATCTCTAAAACTTCCGCTATTAGGTTCTAAATTTATATTTCCTAATATGTTTATACCACTGCTAGTGGTTTCTAGCTTCTTGCTGTTGTCATGGTATAGCTCGACTGCTCCGTTAGGAATAAACTTTGCTATATTTTCTGTACCAAATTGATTTTGAATGAATATTTGATTTCTAAATAATAAAGTTCCCGTACTATTTTTAATAAAACTATTACTGCCATCATGATATATCTCTAAATCCTGAGATGCACCTAGTTGAAGCCGATTAACTGTTGCACCACTACTATCACCAAACTGTATATTTTTATCATTGGTATCTAAGTTGCCACCTAATTGTGGGCTTGTATCATCTACAACGGCTGATATACCAGAACCACCACCTCCTGCTAATTCTTTAACAGTGCCATCAGTATGTTTTGTGAATAGTTTTGCGTCTGCTGTATTGACGGCTAATTCGCCAACCGCAAGGTCACTTGCAGATGGAGTATCTGATGCTGTTGATGAGCGTTTGATTTGTATTGTGTTCGCCACCTAGCACCTCAATCTTCCTTTTTGGGTCTTCCTCTTTTTTTGAGTGTGGCTTTATATTTTTCTTCCCACCTCAATCTTGCTTCTTTTTCTAATTGTAGCGCAGTTTTTAAATCCTGTATTTGACCTTTTACTGTTCTAACAATTTCT